CCAACTCGATGCGGATGTTGCGGGTGTCGCCCACGTTCCACCAATCCTCCCATGTTTCAAAGGACTCGGCGGCCACCACGCCAGATCCGGCGATGGCTGCCTGGTAACTGACCACTTCGCGGCCGAGCCAGGACGGCGCGTCGGGTTCGTCGCAGTCGGGGATGTTGGTATCGGAGAGATTGGCGGTGCGGGTGAAGCCTTTCGATGTCAGCCCGCAGGGATCGGTGAACACTTCCGGCGTGGCACCGTCGCCGATCTTGATCAGGAACTTGGAGAATGGATAGGTGGTCGCGATCGTCATTGCGGTTGCTCCAATAAAAAAGCCCCCGCCGCTTTCGCGACGAGGGCAGGTTTCAGGCTTCGGTGGTTCGGCTAGGCTTATCGGTTGTCCTGCGCGGCCAGCGCGCCCATCATCCAGTCGCGATCGCTCATTGCATCGCCTCCGTCATGGCACCGTGTAGTACCGGCAGCCAGTCCCCCCATGCCCGACATAGAAGCGCCCGAACACGTCCGGGTCGCCTTCGATTGTCGTCGGAGGGTCAAGCCAGTAGGTGGTGTCGAAAATGTTGATCCAACTCGCGCCGTTATCGTCCGAGCGATAGTAGCCATAAGTTCCAGAATACTGACCGTAGACGAAGATTGCGGGGTAACTCTGGCCCGCAGCGGTCTTGCCGAAACCGAAGGCGAATACGTTCTGCATGCTGGCATTGATAACTGACCACGCCACGCCACCATTAGCAGAACGAATGAACGGCGGTGCCTGCCCGTCTGCGCCCGACGTGAATATCAGTTCTCCAGCCTTTCCGGGGATGTTCCGCAGCTTGGCGCTGAAGGCGGTCGCGGCACTACCGAGAGCACCGAGATCGATGTTCGGGTTCACCAGCGTCCAGGTGTCGCCGCTATTACTGCTGACGTACAACCCTTTGGTGTAGTTGTAGAGGTAGAACTTATTCGCTGTGACCGTGTCCGCATCGCAGATGTGGCGCTTGGCGTATTGGGCAATGCTCCAGCCTGCTGCGCCGGGAGATGGCGCGGGCAACGTGATTGCGGTCCACGTCGTGCCGCCATCCTTGGTATAGAGCGGAAGAAACGCATCCGCGCCGGGGACGTAGACAAAGTTGGTGGTACTGGCGACCGCGATGTGGCCGCCGTAGTACGATCCGCCGGCACCCCCCGCCGCAATCATGGCCGGGCCGAGCGCAGGCATCGTTGTCGCGGTCGCCCCTGCGTCGGTTGACTTGTACGAAAGATCGCCGCCCCACTGGTCTAGTACAACGATGAAATTTGGATTGCTCGCGAGCGAAGCAAGCGACCAGCAGGCTCCGAAAGTGTTGTTCGGATAGTGGCGTGTCGGATAAGTGTCAGGCGTATACTGCCTGAATAACTGCCGGTCCCACACCGCAACCAGGATGGGTCCACCACTCGGAATTTTCACAATCTGGTTGACCACCAACTCCTCGATGCCACGCCCTTGCGAATGCCAAACCAGCGAGGACGGCGTCCCGGATCCTATGTCGGCATACCAGACACCAATGCCCTGCGCGAACCAGACGCGATCTGGCAGGACAGGGTCGAACACGAAGCCCGCCGAGGCCATGTAACTTTCCTCGGTCCAAGACAACCATGGCACGTCCCCGGTGCTGTCTCGCGTTGGGGTGGGAACAGAATTCCAGGTCGCGGTTGTATTTGCATTCAGCGAAACGCGGATAGTACCCGCAAAAGCATAGAGCAATCGTGCTGAGTTATTGGGGTCGGATGCGAGCGCGTCCCACTGGTTCGCCGATGGTGTTATCGTCGTCCATGTAGAGCCGACGAGACGATAAAGCGCGGCGGTGTACGGCGGTGAATAGCCATCGCCCATCACATAAAGCACATGGTTGGTCGCCACGCACATGGCGAAATAGCCCGTTGCTTCAACCGGGCTACCTGCAATGGCGGCCCACGTCGCGCCGCCGTCAGTGCTTTTATAAACGGCGTTGCCGCCAGTGGCAGCGTATATCGTCCCGGTTCGACCGCTTACAGCAGTAGATCCGGCGTCGAAACAAACAACCCCCGCGTTAGTGCCGGTCGGAAGGCTCGTCGCCACCCATGTCGTGCCGCCATTAGTCGTCCGATACATGCCATGCGACATGGTATGGATGAGGACATGGTTTGGATCGATCGGATCGACCGCCAGCTTGGGATTGTAGAACCGCTTGGCGCCGTTACTTGCATTCATGTTCGGGCGGGAAGTCCACCCGGTCAGCTTGGTGAAACTCACGCCCCTGTCGGTGGACTTGTACAGATCCCCGCCCTTGGTGCTGTCGTCGCCACCGACCGCCATGTAGATGGTCGTCGGAAGGCTGGGGGCGCATCTGACATCCCAAACGCCTGCGAAGAAGGTAAAGGTGCCGCGGTTGGATGTCAGGAGCTGCTTCCACTCGTCGGCAGCAACATCCCAGATGTAAGCGCCGCCAGCATCCGCGTGAGCCAGCCGCGTGGTCCCATCAGGCGAGAAATCAAGTCCCGTGATGTAGCCTCCCGCGCCAAGCTTCAGCGTATTCCAACCTGTCGCGCCGGGTGGAGCAAAACTGATAATGCCCGTGGTCATGACCAGTTTCCAAAACCGGAGGGCGCCGTCATCGCGTAGGCCGAGCCGCCGAAGTTGGCGGTAATGTTGTCGCCGGTGATTTCCATCGTAAACATCGGCCAGAATGGGCCAGTAAACGGATCTCCTATTCCTGCCGTGACATCAATGCCGCCAACGCCTGTGGCTGGGTTAGCTGTGCCGCTGTTATTCCAGTTATTAGTCGTGCCGCCGGTCTTTTTGCGATACCAGATTAGCTTGGCGTCAAAATCCACCGCTACAGCGACGATATCCCCTGCCGCAGCCGTGTATATTGTTGTCAGCGGGTTCGCGCGCCGTATTTCTCCGTTGGAAAACTTCCACGTCACGCTGGTGGTTTGGGAGCCAATCAGTTCATTTGTGGTAACAGTCCCATCGCCGAACCCAACACCTTGCCCATCCAAGTTCACAGCGGTCAGGGTAACCTCGAAATAATACTTTCCAGAAGACTTTCCGCTGCCGTTCCCGAACAGGTTCGCATAAAACGTATTGGTGCTGAGTGCCGCCGTCAGGTTACCGCCGGAAAGCGTGATGTTCGCGCCCTTCCTGCCCGTGTCCCATGTTATGCCTGCCTCCGCATCCGTCGTGAACGACACACCAGTTGGAACGGTCGATTGATTGCCCGCGACATCCTCATGCATGTAATAAGCATAATACGTCGTTCCCGCCGTCAGGCCGGTGGCACTCTTGCTCTGCGCACCCGTGCCCGACACCGCCTGATTGAATGCATATGCGGCGGCAGCACCAGCCGCGTTCTGCCCCGCCTTGATCTGGGCCGCCGTGGGTAGCGTCGAGTTCAGCGTCAGCACCCCGTACAGTGTACCGCCTGTTTCGTTAGTGCTTACACCAAGCGTCGCTGTCGTTGTCCCCGTCTTGACAGCGGTTGCCGAGGACAGCGTCGGTGCCGTGGTATCGATCACCACAACAAGCGGGCTCGATGCGCTGCTCGAGCTTGCGCCGCGCTTGTGCGTGACGGTCAACGAGTTGCTGCCCGCACTCAACGGGAAATCGACCGCCACAATACCAGATCCCGCCTCGCCCGCCGTGACAGTGTGCGTCACGATCAGCGTGCCACCATTGCGGACCTCAATCACATCGCCAGTCAGCGGTGGATCAGCACCCCAGTCGACGTTGAGATCCGGCGTGGTGTCGTTTGTAATGAGATCGGTGGACGATGCCCCGGTATCGGTCGCCGTCGTCAGCGAGGTCAGCGTCGGTGTAGCAATGGCACCGCCAACCGCCGCCGTGATCGTCGCAGTCGGATCGGACGTCGCATTCGCGGTACCGCCCGGGGCGGTCGCGGTCACCGTCACAGTGATCGTCGACCCGACGTCACCCACCACCGTCGTGTAGGTGTTGGCGTTGGTGCCGACGTTGGTGCCGGCGCTTTTCCACTGATAGGCGTAAGACGGCGAACCGGTCCAAGTGCCCGTCGTGGCGGTGAGAACACCGCCCTGCACCGTGCTGCCAGTGATAACAGGCAGCGCCGAATTGACAGGTGCCGCAGTCGTCACCGGGCCGACCGCCGCCGCCGTGGCAGAGGCGCTGCCTGCGGCATTGGTTGCCGTCACCGTCGCCGTAATCATCGCGCCGATATCGGCGGTCACCTGTGTATAGGTGTTTGCAGTCGCCCCTGAGATCGCCGCCCCGTTGCGCTTCCATTGATAGGCGTAGCTCATTCGGTCCCCGTCCATGTGCCGGTGGTGGTCGTCAAAACTGCGCCGACGACTGTAGAGCCAGAGATGGTCGGCGGCGCGGTATTAACCGGCGCCCCCGCAACCACGCCAGTCGGCTCGGTCCAGGCATGCACGGTGACCACCGCGTGCGCGGTGATGCCGTCGGGATCGCGCATGTACTGGATCTGCTCGATCGACAGTTCGATCAGCCGCTGGCCGTCGACCACCAGCGCGGCGCGATCTAGATCGGACGCGATGGCGGCGCCGAGCTTCTTGACCTGGACCGTATCCGGCCCCGCCGCCCAGCCGTCGAGCGTCAGGAACGCCTCGCCGCCGTCAAGGCAATCGCCGTGTTCGGGTAGCATCTGGAACGGCCCGAAGCTGACATAAGGCTTAACCGCCCCGCCCGGCACGCCGTCGTAGATGCGCCCGCCGGTCTGTACGCCGGTGGCGCCGGCCTTCATCAGCGAAAGCGTGCCCTTCTGCATTGCCAGCGCGGGATCGGAATAGCTCACACCGCCACCCCGGTTTCGGCGATCATCTCGAGCCAGATGCCGTGCTGGCTGTCGCCGACGAAGGGATCTACCGCGGTTCGGATATTGAACTCCGTGCCGTTCTCGACCTCGGTCGCCTTCCAGTCGGTGGTGACCTTTCTGGTATCCGTCGAACGCCGCACCGTCAGCACAACGGGTTGGCGCCCTGCCAGTCTGGCAGCGTCGACCGCCTCGCCGCCGACCTTGGCGGTGATGTTGGCCGACACCGTGAACCGCTCCAGCCATCCGGTCGAGACGTTGCCATACTCGTCCTCGGTGGTGTCGCGCTCGGAGAATTTGAGGCGGTAGCGCAGGCTGCCCGCACCATATTCCGGCGCCGGCATTAACGCTTCCTCCGCTTCGGCCGAAAGGCATAGCCGGCGTCGACCATGTCGCGGGTGGGATAGCTGCCGGCAGGGTCGCAAGGAGATATAACCCTGCCGGCCCCGTGGCGCTCGATCTCGCGGGCAGCGATCTCCAGCACCCGAG